TGGTGCAGTAGTACCAACATTATCATTTTGTTGTTCGCTGTATAAACCTGATGCATCTTGTTTGGTATATGCACTTGAGTTACCAGTTAAGTTTCTTATGTACGCAGGTATATTGGCTTCACTTTTAGATTTGTTTATATCACTTTGAGCATTTTTACCTACTCTATTACCAAAACTTAATTGTGCTCTTTCTTGTTCATTAATATAAAACATAACATAGTGACCTTGATTACCTGTACCTGGTGCTCCAGCCACATCTCTCGGAAATTGCAATATTTTTGTTGTACCTTGAGCAGTTGATTTATTATTTAAACTCTCACCAACATCTAATGGTGTACTATTTGTTACAGTTGATGCAGCTGAAGCGCCCGAAAATCTTAGTAAACTTGAAGTTGCTATTTTTACATCGTCTAGTATTTTTGTGGTCATCTAAATAATCCTTGTATATAATGTATTTATATGATAGTATGGAGGCTAACATGGCATATAGTGGAAGATATAATCCAAGTAACCCAAATAAGTATAAAGGTAATCCTATGAAGATTATTTATCGTTCTTTATGGGAAAGAAAACTTATGGTTTACTGTGATAGACAAGCAAGTGTAATAGAGTGGGGAAGTGAAGAGATTGTTATACCCTATTATTCCCCTTTAGACGGCCGTACACACAGATATTTTCCTGACTTCTATATGAAAGTCAAACAAAAGGATGGTTCAACTAAAAAGTTTATTATTGAAGTTAAACCCAAAAAAGATATGAAATCACCACCTGCAAATCCAAAAAGAAGAACTAAAGCGTGGTATAGACAAGTAAAAACATATGCATTAAACAAGGCAAAATTCAAGTATGCTGAAGAATTTTGCAAGGACAAAGGTCTTGAATTTTTAATACTTACCGAAGACCATCTTGCTCCTAAGGCATATAAATAGTTTAAAGGTACAATATGGCTGTTAGCAAATATATTCAACAAGTCCAAAAAGCAGCTGGGGGAGCACCTCGGTCTACTGCTTGGTACAGAGATAAGATTAAAGAGTTGGGTACACCTTCATCTTTAGACTTAATTCGTGACGGCAAGAAAGCATCAAGACCTTTCTTTGGTCGTTTGAATATGTTTATCTATGACCCAAAGTTAAAAGCAAAACTACCATATTACGATTCCTTTCCATTGGTATTACCAATAGAACAATACAAAGACGGATTTCTAGGATTGAATTTACATTATCTTCCTATTGGTCTTAGAGTGAGATTATTAGATAGACTAGTTGACTTTTCAAATAATGATAAATTTGATGAAACTACTAGATTAGTAGCTGATTATGCAAAATTAAAAAATGTGAGATTAATTAGACCTTGTGTAAAAAGATACTTATCAAGTAAAGTTAAATCTCAATTTAGAAGAATAGACGCAGACGAATTTACAGTTGCCACACTATTACCTGTTGCAAGGTTTAAGAAGGCAAGTGCTAATGAAGTTTATCGTGATTCAAGAAGGATGATTTAATGGCAAGAAGTAATTTATTAGACATAGGTGCTATTTCAAGCATCTTAATATATCTCGCAAAAGGCAGAGATGGTGGTTATGCATCGCCAAGTAGATATGAAGTTGTAATTACACAACCACCAAAGTTACCAGGCAATACAGATGTTTTAAGAGAGATTAATATGGAAACAACTCAAGTTTCATTTCCAGGTATGGCTCTTGAAGTACAAGAAGATGTTAATATCTATGGGCCTGTTCGTAAAATTGTAACTGGTCAAACATTTTCAGAAATATCTACACAAATTCGTTTATCAGCAGATTTAAAAGAAAGAAATTATATCGATAGTTGGCAAAGAATGGGTGCAAACAGACAAGACTTTTCTGTTGGTTATTATGATGACTATGTTGGTCAAATGGAAATATACCAACTAGATAAAAGAAATAGAAGAACTCATGGTGTTAGATTATTAGAATGTTACCCACAATCCGTAGCAGAAATTAGTCTTGACTATGCAACAAATAATTCATTGTCCTTTGTGAATGTAACATGGGCATATAGATATTGGATAAACTTAACTGATGAATCAGAATTACCTCAATCTTTCTTAGAAGAGGTAGGTGATTTGGTTGGTGGGTTTGTCAAAAGAGAGATTGCTGGTAATTTACCACCAGTTATTAGAAGATTAAAAAATAATCTTTAATTAAATAATGCATTTATTATAGGAGTATATTATGGCATTACCAATACTAAACACACCAAAATACAGTTTGGTGTTGCCTTCAACAGGCAAAGAAATTGAATTTAGACCTTTTCTTATGAAAGAGCAAAAGATTCTTATGTTGGCTCAACAAAGTGACAGTTCAAAAATGATATCAAAATCAACAATGGATATTATCAAATCATGTACATTTAACGCTGTAAATGAAAAAAATCCTTTATTTGATATAGAATATGTATTCTTAAACATACGAGCAAAGTCTGTGGGTGAGACTGTTAATTTAACAATGACATGCCCAGATGACAAAAAAACAAAGGTTGATGTCGCTATTAACCTTGAAGAAATAGAAGTACAAATTACAAAAAACCATACGACTGATATAAATATTGGTGACGGTATTAAGATGATTATGGGATATCCTACTATTAAGGATATTGACTTCTCTCAAAAAGAAGACCCAGATGCAGCCTTTAAGGTTATTAGAGCCTGTGTCAAAGAAATACACAATGGTGATGAAATAAGTAAAAGAAGTGATTTTAGTGATAAAGAGTTAGATGAATTTATGGATTCATTTAATAATGTACAGTTTGAGAAGACTATGCAATTTTTTAATACTATGCCTAAACTAAGACATGAGGTAGTTTTAAAAAATCCTAAGACTAAGAAGTCCTCAAAAGTAGTGTTGGAGGGTCTCGATAGTTTTTTTTAATATGCCTTTCGCATGATAGTATTGAAAACTACATGTCAACTAACTTTAACATGATGCAACATCATAAGTATAGTTTGACAGAACTAGAAAACATGATGCCATGGGAAAGGGAAATTTATGTTAAACTTCTCATTCAATATTTAAAGGATGAAGAAATGAGAATAAAGGCAGAAAATGCAAAAAACAGATAAGGATTACAAATGGCTGACCAGACAAAAAAAGTAAATTTAGAACTAGAAATAGATACAAGTACAGTTGATTCTAGTAAAAATAAATATCAAGGTTTAATTGACCTTGCAAAAGCAGTAGATGCTTGGAGAATATTTCCAAGACTATTTTTAACTGTTTACATTGTATTATTATACAAGTGTGTTATCTGGTACATGAACTTGTCTGCTCCTACTATGGAACAATCAGGTTTAATAAGTATTGTTGTAGGTGCTGGAGCCGCATGGTTTGGTTTATATACTGGTACAAGTAAAGGAAAGAAATAATGGCAAAATTAGGTGACCAAACAGACTTTAGTTACAGAGTAAGCAAAGTAACAAAAGTTGTTGATGGTGATACAATAGATGTTATCATTGATTTAGGATTTGATATCATGTATAAAAGTAGAGTTAGACTATTTGGTATTGATACACCAGAAAGTAGAACTAGAGATTTAGTAGAAAAGAAATATGGTTTATTATCTAAAGAGTTTTTAAAGACACAACTTAAAGAAGGTAAGATTGTTATTAAGACACATAAAGATGAAGAGACAGGTAAGTTTGGTAGAATACTAGGCGAAATCTTTGTTGATGGTGTAAATGTCAATCAATTAATGTGTGATGAAGGACATGCTGTATTGTATGAAGGTCAAAACAAAGCAGACATAGAAGATTTACACATTAGAAATAGAAGTATTCATAAGGTAGACTAATGGCTGAAGAAGACATCATCAAAGGACAAGAGAAAATGTCTAATATCCTTTTAAAGATGAAAGGTATCGATGAAAAGCGTCTCGTTAAAATCGAACAACAAAATGAATTATTTAAAGAAAGACAAGCAACACTAGACGAACAAAAAGCACAACTAGAATCATTAGGTTTAACTGCATCAGAAAATAAAGAATTTAGTCAAACACAAAATAAACTAACTCAACAAAAAACTAAGTTTGAAGCACAACAAACTCAAGAAATTAATCGAAAAACTTTTGGTGAAAAAGTTAAAGATAGAGCAGAAAGTTTTAAAAACTTTGAAGGATTAAAAGATTCTATTGGGAATTTAGGTAAAGGTCTCGGAAAAGGTATTGGTGGATTCTTTAAGAATCTTGGTGGAAAAGGTTTGACTGGTCTTAAAACTGTTTTAGCAACAGCAGCCATTACCGGATTTTTAATTGCTACTATCGCTTTCTTAAATAGTGAATATTGGGAAACCACAAAAGAGTTTATTGTAAACGATATGTTACCTGCTGTTCTTAAATTTAAAGACTTTTTAGTAGATAAAGTATTTCCAGCAGTAGGAAGTTTTTTTGGTGCCTTTGGAGATTTTGCAGACGAATTAGAAAAATTCAAAGAAGACCCAAGTGTTGAAAATGCTAAAGGATTGCTTAAACCTGCAGGTACAATTGCATTAGGCCTTGGTGCTTTGTCATTAATATTTGCACCATTTAAAACAATAGGTTTAGCAACAAGTGCCGTAGGAAAGGCTGGAGCAGGTTTAGTTAGTATATTTAGTAAAGGTGGTGTTATTGCTAGCAGTTTAAGTAAGGTTGGTGGTGGTATTTCAATAGCAGCTAGAGCGGCCGCCACAGGAGCAAGATTCCTACCTGTCGTAGGTCAAGTCGTAACAGCCGCAGTAGGTATCTTTGGTGGAGCAAAAGCAGCCATACAAGAAATTAAAGATGGTGGAAGTTTTGGTGATGCATTAAAAGCAGGCATCGGTGGTGCCATTGATATATTGTCTTTTGGTTTTATTAAACAAGAAAAAATTGAAGAACTATTAACTAAAGGTACTGATTTTACTAAAGATTTAGGTATAAAGATTAAAGGTATATTTACAGAACTTCTGGCAAGTCTACCAACATGGGATGATATATCTGCAAAAATTGGCGAAGGTATGGATTTTGTTTCTGATTTAGTTGATTCATTTTTAGATTTAATACCTACATTTGAAGACATCAAAGCGTTACTTCCTAATCCAAAAGAAATACTTGATAAAGTTGCAACAGGTATTGGTGACTTCTTCACATTTGGTGATAATGATAAAAGAAAAGCAGGTAATACAAATAAACGTGGTAGAGGTGTTGGTGGTAAAAAAGAAGGACTTGATGAATCAGTTACAACATTGGATGCATCACAAAAAGAATTTTTTAGTAATCCTGATAAAACTCTCATAGGCCAAGCGGCGGCAGATAAAAATAATATATTTAGGAATTCTATTAATTCAAATAATATGAGTGGAGCATTAGATGCTATGTTAAGGTCACAGCAAGAAAGTGCTGAAAGTAAAAGTTCTACTAATCAAGTTATTATTAATAATTCAGATAATTCTATGAAATCTGAAACCACTAATAATCATGAAGAATCAATTGTAGATAGAAACCTTGCTTTACAAGCTGCAGGCGTCTATTTCTAAACGCCCACAATTTAAATATTAATTATTATTTCCACCTATAAAGTTCATCTATTGGAACATCTTTCCAATCTATTATATTGGGCAATGCACCATATAGTTTGATATTTTCTAAAACTTCAGAAGTACCAAACATACATTTTCCTATATCTTTAATATATTCATCCCATATTTTTTTATAAGGTTTCATTCTACTATTCCAATCATCTTTAGGATTAGTTGGTTTTAAAGCTGAAACATAAGCAATCAATCTAAGTTCACAATGAGCATTTTTTGCTTTGGCTTTATTGTATGCTTTTATAGCTGTAGATAAGTTTTTAGATTCATTAATAGCAACAGCTTTATATATGGTTTGGTCATCTGTTACTAATCCTAGTTTCTCAATTCTTTTAGCAGCTGAATCTGGCGTGTAAGTTCTTAAATTAGTTATACCTGAAATGTACTCTACTATTTCTTTAATCGTAAGATTTATTTTATTCTCTGGTATTTGACTACAT